CCTTCATTAGCTGGTCGTTTATTTTACCAGTGGTCTGGGCTGAGACTCCCAACCTCTCCATTCGTGCTGTCTGTGCCACTAGGGCAGTCTGAACCTCGGATGATGCGTCGGAGAACCCAGACATGCTCTCATTCAACCCCTGAATAGCCTGAGCAGCGCCGTCAATGCTAACACCAAACCTTGCGTTAGCATCCGTCACGTCCATAATCATGTCGTTGTATCTGGTTCCTTGACCAGTTGCAGCGGCAAGAGAAGCAGATGCGCTGTCAAATTGCCAGACCGCCAACATGGTGGATTCTTGCACCTTCATCATCAAGGAGCCGAGCATGTTGGTGGGGCTTAAAGTTTGAAACAGAGATCTTCCAAAGGCATCCAGTTTTTTACTGAAATCGCCTTTGATAAAGGTTCCCCAAAGTGTCCCTTCCCAAGCATTACTAATACCACCGAGAGTGTTCGCCAGATTCTTAGCGTGAACGTCCATCTCTTGATTTATTTCAAGACTTCTCTCATATTCGGCGGTAAGTTCTTTAGCTTTCGCTAACTGTTTTTCAGCGTTAGCAAGCGCCTCTTGATCTTCGGCATTCAATTCGCCATGTAATTTCTTTTGCTGTTGGAGAATTTTAACTTCGTTGGCTAACTGTTCTGTTACTGCCTTGTTTTGCTGTAACGCAGTTCCAATAGCCGTATTAGCCAAGTCTGCAAACTTATTCTGTTCCTGTAGGGCTTGTGCGCCCTCTAAGTATGCTTCACGTAGCTGATCAGCAGCATCTACAGCCTCCTGTAGTGACTCTCTCTTTTGCTGTAATAGACGAATTTGCTTTTGTAATTCTTCAGTCTTTTTTTGTTCGTCCGACATTCAATTGCCACCTCTTAAATCGCTTAATTTTTAAATGGCCATTTCAGCCCCGTAGATCTTTCAAACTTCTTTACCGACTGGCGCAAGTTGAATTTATTCTTATAGGTTCTTGGATCATTTAATCCATATTTAGCTGCCGATCTAACGTATTTCTTTTCTCTGCCAATGGTCTGAGCAAAGTCCCTTACCTGCTGCTTGTTTCCACGAATCTTGACTGGGATTTGGGCTCCTCCGAACATCCTGTTCATGATAGCCTGAATCGCCCCTCCAAACATAGAAAGCCAGCTTTCGTTGATCTCTCCCTTGTTCATAATGTCAAGGTCAATTTCAATTACCTGCAATTCGCCGTCTTGCTTTTCCATCTACACTCCCTCCGAGAATTTATTTCTATGTATAAGTAGTTCTTTCAACATAAAAAAGGGGCAATAGGCTAATTTCTAACCTACGCCCCTTTTAAATTTATTTATTTGCTATTTGCCTCTGCGAGACTTGCCCTGAGCTTTTTCCATGGCTTGCTTTTCCTTTTCCATTTGATCTGATAGTCTTTTTACAAACCATATCCTCAAACCAACTGGCAAGTTATAAGCCTCTATGAAACTCCATCCTCCGTAATACTTTAAGAAGAAGAATTGTTCATAGACATTCTCCATGTACTTACTGCTTAGGCCAAAAAAAGTCCGTAGTAAACGGAACCTCCATATCCCCGACATGCCCACATTCGCCACATTCAAACATTTGAGTTAAATCAAGGTTTGGCATGAGCTTCTGATAAGTTTGGCGTAGATGTCGGGAGTCTCGTGCTGGCAAACTCTGAATTGCTTGAGTAATTTGCCCACGATCAGTTACGCCTGAAATAGCAACAGTAAACATTGTAATCTGCTGGGAAAGCATATCTTCTGACAGCTTTCTCTTTCTTCTCGCTTCAACCGATTTCGTCAAAGCCTTCTCGTCTGCACCAGTCATTGGGCGACATTCAAACTGCCACCCTGTCACGGGCAGTGTGATGGAAACCGTACCACGTTCACCGTTTACTTGAATGTTCTCCAACTCATCTAGGTACTCTGTACCCGTCTGTGCTGTCTTTTCATTCAAATCAAACTGATGCTTCGTGTTTGCTGAACAGTTTGGACAAGTAACGCCTGTGGTGTAATCGGCACCATATCCGTTAATTCTTGCATTGACCAAAACTGCATTCTTGTCACCAACCAATAGATCATCTGTCCTGATTCTCTTGTCCACAATTAGACTCTGTAAGAATCTATCAAGTGCCACACCTTTTTTAAGCAAAGACTGGGAGGTTAGAATATCCTCCTCCTTCGCCGTCATGTGCCTCACCTCAATAACCTCTTGACCGTGCAGCGGGTGGTTTGGTTCGTAGAACCTACCGCCTGATGGCAGTTCCACAAATTCGGTCGGGGCAACGAACGTAAGTGGATTGGCTTGGGTTTGAGGATTTGATGCCATGTGAGGCGGCATCTGTGGCATTCCCATTGTTTCGGGAGTTACAGGAACATTTGAATCTAGATTCGGTGAACCAACTCTATCTTCATTTTTTCTTTGACTCATATTAACCTCTTATCTGTTAGACTAAAAAAAACCCCGTCTACATATAAATAGTATAAACGGGGAATTTCTTTAATTTTAGCAAAATATTCTGAGTTTGTTAAATTCTTTTTTGGGTTTTATTCAACCTTCCAAACTTCCTGCTCACCGCCCGGTGCGCCAGAATATGGAGAGTGAGTAACAACTAGCTGAGCCCAATCATAACGAATCTCAAGCTCAACGTCGGTCATTTCGTCTGACTCATAGTCAAGTTCTCCGAATTTAACATCCTTAACCCAAGGATTAATAAGCGTCCAAGTCTCAACAGGATTACCGTCGCCATCAATCTGCTTGATGTTGATCTGGTTACCGATTGCACTAACCGACTTGTTCTTTGACATGGTTTCAAGCTGATCTGGTGTTTGCGCCGGAGCGTAACCTGATGCTCTAATGATGTTTGCAATTGTTGCTGCCATATCTGGATCAACAGGATCTGCAATCGTCATAGTAACCGTGCTCCACTCTACTCTACCGGGGTAGTAGTAAGTGTGATTTAAATATTTGTGCCCAATTTCACTCACCGTGAATGCAGGCTTGCTAACCTTTTTAAGCGTGTAAGCAGGAATTGTACCTACTTCTAAGACCCATCTATACGCTCTTTTCGGATCTTTCTGTGTTGAATCTGACCAAAAACCCATTTTATTTTCCTCTCCTAAAAGTCGTTAATATAATTTCGCCAGTGGCGTTTACTAATAATAAGTAGTTGGGGGATTAGGAATCCCCCCGCTACCCGTTATTTTTTTAGTCCTCAAACGATGCGCCTGACCGTGAGATAACAAAGTCAAGTGCAATGTACTCAATGGCTCTTGCTGGCTTCAACATAATCTTTGCATAGAGTACGTTTCTATCAACGAGGTCCGGAGTCGTCGTCGTCTCATCTAGAATTACCTTGAACTCACTAAGTCCAAATCTGGACTTAACTGATGCCAAGAATGGCTCAGTCTGAGCAATGAATCTCTGCCAAGTAACGCTCGTATTCTGGTCAAACAGAATAGTTGCGGCAATTCTTGAAACTTCTTTCTTCAAGAAAATCATCAAGCGTCTGACGTTAATTCTGTCAAGCGCAGAAGGAGTAACCTGAAGTGTCTTCTGACCGAAAATTACGATACCCTCTGATGGGAACGTAGCAATCGGGTTAATGTTTGCTTCGTAGAGAGCGTCACGCTCCTTTGAAGTAAGTCTGTATCTAACCTGTGAGACTGGAAGACCTGCTGAGCCTTCAGTGAGTCCACCACGGTTGAAGCCTGCTGGTGCAAACCAAACCTCGGTCTTTCTCTGAGAACTCGCCATCGTACCAAGTGCTACAACTGAAGGTGGAGCCCAGAGAACAGCATCGCTGATGGTGTCTCTAACCTGTACCCATGGGAAGTAAGCACAACCGTAAGATGAATTAAGTCTTCTATCTTTAAGCCTCTGCACGGTACTCTTAACCTGTGGCAATCTCTTTGCTTCAGGCAGTGTGTTGTCAGTGTTTGGTCGGTAGTCGCCTTCAAGGTCAATAATCGCCAAAGTGTCGGCACGAGACTCACAAGTCGTGAGCAAGTGTCCCGTCAATCCTTGATTAGTAATACCCGGCATGACTGCCAAGTTACACTCTACAACTTCTGGATCTGCAATTGAATCAATCGCTCTCTTAACCGTGTTGTATGCGTAATTTGTCTGTGGAGCGCCGTCTGCCAACTCAGCGTTGGAGAAAGGCTCTTTTTGTTTAATATCTACACCATCAGAACCGCCTGCAAGTGGCACACAGAAAGAATCAAATCCCTTCTCAAGAACTGATTTGTAAGTTCCTTGTCCATCAGAGATAGCAAAGGCATCATCACTACTGTGAGGTTCGTCTGGAGCGTCTACTACAGTGATTGAACAACCGGCAAATCGTGATCCCGGTGCCCATCTTGCGTGCTGAGAACTTTGCACCTTTGCGGCACCAGTGTCAACTGTCTCCATTACCAAGTCGTCAAGAGTGAAGTTGCAAACAACGCCCTGACCGTCGGAGTCACCCGCTGCCGCACGACATTGTGCATCTGAAGCAGTGATACCGCTGAACATGGCGAGGTCAACAGAGTCCGCATCCGGAGCAAAGCAACCTTCTGAGCGAAGCGATGAGCGGGTAATAATGCCGTCATCATCTTCTGATGGATCCATTGAAACCTCTGAAGACCATGGTCTCAACAGTTCACCGTAAGAGAGATCTGGTCTCGTTGAGCCTGCCTCGTTTGAGCTTGCGCCAAACACTGCTGCATCAGGAGACGACAATCTTCCCTCGGTTGAACTGCTTCTACAACCCTGAGCCGGGAACAGGAGAGAAATATTATCAATTCCTGCAATTCCCTTCTTGATAGAGCCAGCCACAGCCGAGGTGGCAGCGCCGCCATCGCCTTCGGAGCTTCCAAGAGTTGCTGCTGAAGTTAGTGTAGTACATGTACCGTCTACGCCGAATCCCAACTTGATGGTTCTAGGAGACGCTGGTCCCTCAAAACCGAACGGGATTAGGCTTGGGTCAGCAACACCTGCGTCAACATCTTCATTCATGATAACACGAACGAATCGTGACATAGATGGGTACTGACCTGTCGTTCTATATCTGTTTTCGGTATAACTCCAAATAGTCTGCATGTCTCCAATTCTTCTAGCAATGTAATCGGAAGAAGCAGGGTTCAGGTTAACCGATGAATATCTTTCAAGGTATTGCGGTGCCTGATCACTATCCTTCGTTGAACGAAGGGTAATCGTGAATCTACCGTAAGGGTCAAAATCACCCTCTGCGGCTTGGATGTTGGAAACCTCAATCTTAATGTTTTGGGTTGCCCATGCGCCGTCATCAATACCCTCAAAGCGGAAAAGTCTTTCTACTGGTAGAGCGCCGTCGTCGCCAACTTGGAACTGATCGTGCACACCTTGGTGCTGAGAAATAATCCAACCTGTCTTCGGTGCAGTAGCTTCTTGTTCGTGTGTTGCCTTGTTCAAGCCCGTGCCATCAAGTGGCAAGAGAAGCGCAAACCCGTTACCGGCGTTCAAGTCGTCAACACCTACAGCACTAATGTGCGAATCGTAGGTCTCACCCAAGAAGTGCGACTGCTTCTTCTTGGTAAGGGTGTCGTTGAGAAGCGTAGGGTTCGTGTTAAGAACCTTTCTGATGTACTTCTTTGACGATGGATCAAAGTTTACACTGTAGTTCTTTCCGTTGATTCCAATCTTGACTTCGCTCTTGTTTCCTTGGCACTTAACCAAAGCCTGTCCAGCATCACCCTGTGCGACGGCATCGCCATTGAGACCTTCGCCGACCAGACCAATCTGAGCAGCCTCGTCTTCATGGTAAATAACTGCGCCTAGCGCCATAACTGCGTCACCGTCGGCACCGCCTTCAAATGCACCTGTGTTGGAAGCAGCAGCATCACCGCCGTCTGCAACAGCACCAACCACAAAAGTATCAAGTACGCCTGCGGCGATGGTGGCTGTGTATACTGCGGGTGCACCGGCATCTCCGCTGAGGAACTGTGAAAGTGCAGTGACGGTCAGGGAGTGACCATCATCCGAGTTATTTCTTACAGTGATTGTAAGGTCGCCACCGGCTTGTGCAATTGCAATTGTTGAGTTCGCTCCAGCACCGAGAGCTTCCGGCGCAACATCAAGAGTGATAGTGCCATTTCCGGCATCTCCAGTGGATGTTCGCTCAAGGGCGATTCCCTGAATTTCACCTGAAGCCTTCTCTCCGTCGCCAACATCTTGAGAACCCAAGAAAAGACCATAAGCGGCACCATCATCAAGTGCCCAGCCAGCCTTACCTGCTACGGTAGCATCATCATGCTCATGCCCGAGTAGGCGAATAAAAGTTAGTGGGGCTGCGTTACGCAACCATGCCTGTGCAGCGTAAGCCGCATAGGTTGGAGCGGTTCTATTACCGTCTCTCCAAATGTCTCCACCCTCTCCACCGGGAACAGGGTTTCCAAACATTTCTACAAATTCCGAAAAGGAACTCACCGTGACCGGTCTCATACCGGGACCACGTTCTGCCCGCCCAATAACCACGGGTCCAATACCTTCTGCTGCTCCGGGCAACTGCGAGTTATCAATCTCGTTGATGAAGATACCGGGTGAAACAAATCTAAATTTCTTTACTGACATTTCTAAATCTCTCCTTAGTTTCTCGTTTATGATTCAATGAGCTAGACAGAAAAATTCCTTGAAACCCATTTCTCTAATAAATAGTATGATAAAACCCCAAAGGAACTAAATTATCCCCTAAATTTAGATTTATCCCATTCTCCGGGTTTTTCGTCGGTCAACACCCTTTCTCTGGGTATCTTAACCTCCACTGCGTTTTCAGTGACTACGACTTTTGGTGTGTCTTGGTTGGGTCCATCACCAATCAGCATACCCAACACTTTAATCTCAATCTCTGTTTGATACTTTCTTTCATCTTCGCCCATATCGGCAACGTTATTATTCAAAGAAAAATCTTGTCCGATAAAGATTTCAAACTTGTGACCATCATGGCTTATAATTTCATAATTGATCGCTTTCGCCTCTGTGATGAAAGGTTGAAGGATTTCGTTCATCTGCTGCTGATACTCAGTCCAAAGAGAGACCTTGTAAGTTACGTCTACATAGACAGGCTGTGGGATTGAAACATATTGATAAACAACTTTGTCGTTTTTCTTCTCTGTCTTAAAATTAATTTGTTTTCTTTTTCTGAGTGCATCCGCATTCTGGTGGTTTTTTGTTTTTTCTTGATTAATTCTTCTGGCTACCACGAAGACACCACCACGATCATCTGACGGTGGAACGTTAGCCCAGTACGGACCTTTTCTAGCGGGATCTTTAGTCACGCCTGTTCTTTCTACTGTGATAATCGGCAAGATAAGCTGACCAGAGTCATCTCTCGCTTCTCGTGTTCCTTTAGATTGGCGGGCTCGTTCGGCAGTAGACCACAAAACGGCAACTTTTTTCCAACCCTTGTTCGTGGTGCAGAAAATATCTAATTCTTCGTTAATCCATTTATGAATAGCTGTGTCCATCGTCTCTAGCGTACAAGGACTGATGTTATAAACTTTTTTATCTAGGTTGGTTCCCTTAGTTTCCATCAAACAACCCCTCTCTAGCCATGGTGCACTGTGCCGTAATCTCTAACTTGTTTTGTACCTGTCCGAACAACTCTCTAGGCGATCCTAATCTCACGATCTCAAAGAAATCTTTTCCATACTGGATAAAATCGCCTTCTCTGACGTAGAGATCCTGATCTTCTGTGAGTCTTCTCTTGTGGAAGTGTACCACAATTGTCTTTCTTTTGTCAATACCAAAATTTGTACTTGTGGTTTCCGATCCTTCGTCTTCAACCAAGGCATACACTCTGACTGGCGGTAAGAATGTTTTATTAATCGCCTCTCCATACAGAGGGTGATAGTTGGTCTTGTCTTGCGAGATGGGATAGTATAAAACAGTTTGCCCGATAACCCTCTCAATGAGTTCATCGTTTACTTGTTTTACTAAATCTCTCTCCTTTTTCCCCGTGAACAGAGGGGGTGGTGGAGCATCCGGTTGTTCCCATTTGTTGTCGTCAGACATTTTCTATCCTCACCCTGTAAAGATCGGCATTGGAATCTGTGCCATAATTCTATTAGAATTTTCTAGAGCATCAGCATCTCCTTCAATAAGTTTGCCATAAGTCAGTTCATCTAATAATTCTTTTAGTTCGTCACGAAGTGCCGTCTGTTCTTCTTTTGCCGCCGAAACAAGATCGGCTCCGTTCATCTGCACATCATTACCCGGAATTGGAATGGAACCAAATTTACTTCTAACTTGCCCCAACATCTCTTTTGACAAAGAGAGAGCAAATCGTCGGATCCACTGCTTTCCAATAGAATTAATTTTGTCATATGGGACATTTGAAAATGGCAAAGAATTAATATTGTTAATTCCAAAAAGACCAATGTCCCTCGCCGCCTCTCCATCAGCAACCGGCTCTGACTCCCAATTGTTAGCTCCGACCGAGAACTCAACCCACATCTTGCTGGGGTGGTTATTCGTTGGAATCGGAAATAATCTTAATCTGTTGTTTTTAATTTCGTATGAATAGTGAGATGCTCTATTATAAAGTTTGTTTTCAAACTCTGCCGTCTTCAGCTTTGTCTCCCACACTGGCACCACATGGAAATAAGAGTCATTCGCATAGGATCCGTAGGTTTGCCAGTTTCCGATGACGCTTGCGCCGCCGCCACCGTAGTAAAACCAACTAGCGTTAGGGGTCTTCCAATAAACTTTTTTAATTACAACCTTATTATCTCCGATGCTTCGCACGAAATCTTCATGTTCAGAATCATCACCAAACTCATCACTGTTTCTCAAGATCGTTTGCAGGTCATAATCTTGTGTTCCGGGATCAACATCAAAAGATGCTGAATAAACATTAATAGCGCCGCCAATATTTACTTCTTCGGAAATACCGTCAGACATTCTTCTGGCGTAAGCAAAATCAAATCTTGGATATGCTAGGTTGACGTTTGTGCTTGGGGCAACGTCGCTTGATGGTCTCCCGTCTTCTCCGGGCTCAAGCAACTCCCCATTTTCATCAAAGGAGCCTGTGGAGGCTCCCAAAATGTTTGATAGGACATTCTTCCCCTGATGAATATTAATTAAATATGAATACTCTAGAACCGCTTCTTCGTATGCTGCATAAACCTGAGCCTCAGTAATTTCTAAATCTAGAACATCGCCACCGAGCTTCTTATAAACATAAGAAACTTGATCTGCTGCGCCTCTCTTGAAGGCGTTGATTTGATAGGCTTCCCAAAAATCTGAAGTGTAAACACCGAGGGGCAACGGATAATCTGCTGAATCTACATTGTCCGTGTTTCCTCGCTCTGAAAGTGCAATTTTAGATTGCTGGGATTTAGGTGTTAAATCAGGAATTGACATGGCATACGGTTCTCCTCATAGTATAAGTAGTTTCCAAACAAAAGAAAGCCCCAACTCAGACCGAAATCTAAGCTGGGGCTTTTTAAGAGTTTAGTTAATCGCTAAAGATTACTCAGCCGGTGTGGGCTGATCTACGTTAACTAGGTCACGAACCAAGACAAGACCGTACATGTCTGGACGAACCATCTTCTTACCGTAACGAGTCATGACACCCTTACGTGGGGTGAAGTCCTCTGGTCCAAAGATAGTTGGGGTGGTCTGTAGTGGCACGTATGGTGCGTATACATAACCGCTCTCAAGGAAAGAGCTTCCCTTACGTCCGACAAGGATGAGGTTACGTGGGAAGTATGGGTCAACATAAAGATCAAACTTCTTGTTGATTGAACCTTCCTTCACAGCACCTACAGTGCCTCTGTCGTCGTCGTGAGTTACACTAGCACGGAAACCGTTGGTGAACTCAAGGATGTTAGCAACCTCTGGTCCGCAAACCAAGAAGTTAGCTCCACCACGGAGAGTCTTGCGGTGAATCTGTGCAGAAACGTCATTGATGGTCTCAATAAGCGTCTCGTACCACTCGCTTACAGTACCGGTGAAGTCACCAGACTGTTGGGCAGGGGCAGCAGCAGCACCAGTAGACTTGTTAACAAATCTGCCCGGAACACGTGACCAGTAGAAAGTACCAGCCGTTGCCTGAGTGATAAGATCCTTCAAGATCTCTTGGTCAATCTCAAGAGCAATCTGCTCTGAGAGAACCTGAGTAAGCTCAACTTCTGCGTCAAGATTGTGATAAGCGTTGAGGTCTTGTCCCAATTCTGGGGTCCACTTCGCCTTCATCTTGCGAGTCGTTGCGGTGATAGCTGTGCTGTCAACCTTAATGTCAATCTCAGGAATGTTCATTCCGTCGCCTTCACCGTCATTGCCGAATGGATCAGCAAGAGTAGACTCAAGCTCCCAAGTAGCAGCCATCTCAAGGGCACCAAGTCCACCTGAAACGTTCTGGATTGGATCCTGAACTCCATAAGTAACGTCAAACGTCACAACACTGACTCCGGTCACACCGGGTGTTGCGCCAGCAGCAAAAAGCCCCGCATTTGCGGCGAATTCGCCATCGCCACCAACAGCAGCACCTCTGATCTGATCAGCGTGACCACGAAGAACAACACGAAGATCGCCAGCGTCATTGATGCGCTTAGTTAGGCGTCGGATAAGCTGAATGTCGGCAGCGAGATCGCCCGCACCGTCACCGGCAGCATTCCTAAGAGCAGCATCACCCTCAGCAGAGAGTGCAAGCGTCATGACATGATGAGCGGTAATCTGGTCAATATTGTTAGTACCCGGCAGAACCTCACACTTATCGGATGCCTCGGTGAGATCGCTAAGATCAAGCGTACAAACAACAATTTCGTCTGACGATGTTCCTGCTGCTGCTTCAGCAAGAAGATCTGCATCAAAGTCAAGCAACTTAGCCTCAGCTTCGGTCAACTCGGATGACATATCAATAGCTGCTGCATTAAGTGTCAAAGCACCTGCGGCAACCTTTGAAGAACCTCTGGCTGACGAGTAACCTTGGGAAAGGTTATAAAAACCGTTGTCGCCAAGCTCAACACCTTCAATGATCTCTGAACCAACTACACCCTGACCGTGAACTGAATCACCCTTAGTGTTATCACGCTGACTGCTCTTGGTGAAATCCAAGAAGAAGATCAAGCCGGATGGCAAGCTCATTGGTTGAACGCTAACAAGATCGTTAGCAAGTAGCCCACCGAATACACGACGAACAAGTGGGAATGCTACAGCAGCAAAGCCTTGGACGTTGCTGTCTGATCCCTGAGTATTAGCTTCACGTAGAAGCTCCTTTGCTTGGTTCTCAAGCAAAACTGCCATGGACTGACGATCATAATCGTTGTCAAGCCCCTCAAGAAGTCCAGTCTTGGACCACTTGTTGAGGAGGGCAGCACCTTCTTTAGCGACGTTGCGTCTAACAACGCCTTCAGTAAGTCTTTCTAAAATAGACATTTTCTATTTCCTCCTAAATGATATAAATTAGTCTCTATTTTTAATTCCAGCAAGAATAGCCCATCTGTCCATCTCGGGACTTCTGGTCTCTTGCAATTTTTCTGTGCGTCTTGGCATGAATGCTGAAGTTCTCTTTGACACTACTTCGCTCAGCGATTTTGGCTGTCGTTTGCTGCGACTGCTCTGCACTGCGCTTTGAAGGGTCTCAAACATGACCTTCGCTTCTTCTACCGTACCCGCACGACTAATAGCTTCGGCAACTTGATTCTTTTGCCGCTCATTCAGGGAGTCACTATTTAAAATTTTGTTTGTGTAAAGTAATTTTGCGTTTAATAAATTCGTTTCGTTTAGCTTTGTTTCAAGGTGGGCGATAATCTTCATAGCTTTGTCGCTTCTCTTTGTAACCTTGTCTAGCTTTTCTTGCAAGTCTTTAACTGCCTTAGCCTGCTCTTTTTCTTCTTTCGCCGCTTCGGTGTCTCTAGCCTTGGCGAGTGCTGCATCGCTCTCAGACTCTTGCTCGGCTGGATTTGCAGCATGACCACCGACCGTTCCGGATGGCACAGGCTCGTGGTCTACTTTAAGAAGTTCTGCGACCACGGTATCAATAAGATTTTCTGTTAACTCTAATTCTTCTTCGTCCTCGTCCGCATCTAATCCAAGCTCAGCGTCCAAGCCTGCATCACCAGCTAGTGGGTCTTCAGCAGCGCCGGGTGCAGCGGGGTCCATTCCCATCTCTGCGTCTGCTGCTGCCGCAAGGGCATCAAAGTCAACGACGATTTCTTCTTGTTCGTCAGGACAAGGGCAAAGGTTTTCACCGTCTGTTGCCGCTGGTGGTACGTCGGGCAGAGAATCTGGTGCTGCTTCAGCGCCCATGTCTCCTCCGAGACCTCCAAGTTCGTCTTCCGGTGCTTCATCTAGACCAAGCTCATCTTCTTCAGCTTCTAGTAAAGAATTTACCGCACTCTTAATATCTGCCGAATATTTTTCTATAATTGCAGCCTCGGCATTCTTGATCGCCGCCTCTTTCAAGGCTTCTGCGTCCACAATAGCTTGCTCTAACATTGATGACATTTAAAAATCTCTCCTTTTTCCTTAACAGTAAAAAACAAATAAGGTTTTTTCATTAAATAAATAGTATCAAATTAATCAAAAAACCCATTTAATAACATTAATTCCTATTCAAGCCCATTAAGGGCGAGAATCGCAACTAAACCGGGCAAATTCTCACGGATGTAGACTCCGGAAAAAAGTGTGTCGGTTCGTCCACCGACATAAGAGACAGCAGCATCTAAATGCTTGCTAACTTCTGGATCTTCAGCCATTTCTGGCGTTACTACGAGAAGCATGGCTCCGGTCTTTGGCTTTCCTTTTGGCTCAGGACATGGGGATCTTCTAAGGCAGTTTTGATACAATTCTGCTCCTAAGTTCGGACCCGTCTCCTTTGAAATAGTTGAGCCTAAAAACATTCTCCTTGGGGTCTTCAAACAACGCTCTAGATCTTTTGAATCAAAAGACTGGATTGGCGACTTTTCGCCTGCCAGCTTCAAAACCTGAGTCAGCAGCTTGACAAACGTGGTGTTGGCAGTAGGATACATTCCCAACATGCCGACCTTTCCACGAAGTAGCTGAACCTGTTTCTCGTTGTCTAAAACAATTTGTGTCTTTTCCGACAGGTCGGAATTAAGTGATGTGGCATTTTCTCTGATTGTGGAGTTCAACATCTCTTGTGCGGTAGGTTGAGTTGTAACGTAGATTACCGAACCTTCCCCCTGTACCGATGCCAAGTAACGATCAAAAACACCAGAAAGTGCCGAGGTGCTTGAACCAGTACCTCCACCGCCGCCAGCACAAACAATGAGCCAATCTACCTTGCCCATCTTAGTGCGTAATGCATCTTCAACCACTGCACTGTTATCAGCGAAAACCTTCTTGCCAATCTTCACATCTTTTGCCGCTCCGTCTGAACCGGGAACAAGCACCATGTGCTGCTCTTGCAGACCCAGTGGCTGATCTTTCTCTGTTGTGTTGATAAGAATGGTCTTATTGTATCCTTGTTCAATAAAAGCCTTGGCGAGCTTACCGCCGCCTCCACCGATACCAACGATACCCACACTAATTGCAGTCTCTACGTCGTTGTCCGGTAATTGATTTTCATGCTTCACTTCTACAGCATCACCATAGCTGTCAATAAAATCAAAGTCGTCAAATTCACTCATAACATTTTCCCCTGTCACTTGATATAATTAGATAAAAATAAAAAAAAAGCCAAAAAACGCTACTTTCGGCTTGATTTGTTTTTGTTTCTCTTAGCAGCACGTCTCTCGTCTCTCTGGCGACGATATTCAGCTTCTGCCCTCTTTCTTCTTTTCTTTACAGATTTCTTCTCAAAGTATCTGCGTTGTCTTACCTCGTCTAGAATCCCACTTCTCTTAACCTTCTTTGTAAATCTTCTGATAAGTCGTTCTGGATTCTCTCTAGGTCTTGCGACGACCTCTGCATTGATTGGTTGGTTTGCCATTTTAATCTCCCATTAACTTTCTTGCTACATCCAAGTTCAGTCCGGGAATAGAATTAATATCTACTCCGGGATCGTTTGGATCCATATCTCTCATGGGACCATTTGACGGCGACGGAGTTGGTGAGCCGCCAGACGACATGGGGCTCGTGCCCTCAAAAAGATCAACACCATTATAGGCTGACCCGCCGATGGCTGCGAGCATTTTTTCTTTGTGCTCTTGCAACTCACGAGAAATGCGTCTTCTTTCATCGTCCCTATTGTTTCTTTGTGGCGCTTCTTGTCTCACGGTCTCTCTGACAACCTGTCTGTCGCTGGTTAAACCAACCGCAACCTCTGACACGATCTTAGACAACACTCCTGATTCCTCAAGCAAAACTTCTTTAATGCACTGCTTAATTAGTGGCTTTAGCGCCTTCTTTAATTCTTCTCTTTTCATTGTTCACCCACAATATCATTTAAAATTCTATTAATACGGTCTGCCTTGGAGAACAAACTTTTTTCCATGCCCTCCTGCACAGCCATGTATGCTCCCGGTGTTGATGGTTCACTGACAAAATCAAAACAGATCAACTGAAAGTCGTCTTCAACGATTGTATTGCCATTATTATCCTCATGCACCGATCCAAGCCCTCGGCTTGAAATACCCAGCTTTACTCCACCCTCAACGAGTGACTTTAGGATGTTTCCTGATGGGGTGTTAAGAACCTTAATCTTACCCATTACATTGTTTCCATCCCACCAAACTTTAGTCACCATGTGTGATGCATTCTTCAAGTTGACAACTGAATCTTCTGGGTGGTCTAGCTCACCCAAAGCTCTGTTCTCTTGAATGAGTTTGTCGTAGTTTTTCATCTCTCTCATGAGTACGTTGTGCGGATAGATTCTTCCGTTACCATTCAACTGATCAGACTTTTGCATAATGCCAGTCAGATAAGTCGTACCATTGGCAACCTCAATCTTCTCGGATTCCGTAAGGTGGTCTTGACACACGCCGCCTTCGCACATTTCATAATACTCTGTTAAAATCTTTTTAGCCATTTTTCATATCCTCGTTATAAACCCAAATCACACGAATTGGTGACCCACACTGTTTTGCAACCGTCTCAGTTACTTGGTAGGGGGTCCAAAGGTCACCTCCCCCTCTCCAAGATAAGTACATTCCCGACACGGATTCGGACAAAACCCCCTGTTCGTCAGAATCACTAGAGGGATACCAAAAATTGTAATACCCAATCTGACTGACAGTGTACCTTGTCCCGCTCGGGATGGTAATAATTTGATCAAATCCTTTGAACATATATCTCTCTCTTGTTAAGCCCTGCATTCACGAGAAGTACCGAACGCAGGGCGAAGTTACGAACCCTTACAGCAATGTCTAACAGGCTGAAGCATCCACTTTGAAACCCATGTGTTGTTACTCATCTTCTTCTCCTCCATTATACTCATAAAACTTTGCAAGCTCATCTACGCTCATCGTCGCATATGGGTCAGACTTACAATCTTCACACTGACCGGCATCATTCTGAACCGGGTCATTGTGGTTGTGGAAAAAATTAATTCCCTTGTCTCCGAAAACCATATTCATGACATATGAAGCTCCCGAACCCAACCATCCACAAATTAAAAAATTCGCAAGATTGAGTTCAAAAGTAAATAGTTCCGTGAACGGATTTAAACAAAAAAGTAGCGCACCGACCCAAAATCCCATACACATAGGACAGGAAACAAGCTCTCCAAAAAAGTCAGACCTTTCTTTTATAAAGTTTCTTGGCTTATTGAAGATTGTTCCATACACCAATAGCTGGGTCAATCCATACCCTGTCAACACAAACCATAAAAGTTCCATTCTCTACTCCTGATAAAAAGGTGATGCCGATGGGTGGGTCGTTTTCCACCCAGTATCGTTAGGTTTAATGGAGCCCTTGATAGGTTCTTGTGCCACATCTCCCAAGTCGGTAGAATCCGTGGGGTCAGTCAACATGTCGGAAATCTCACCCTCATGTCTCTGCGTGTATTCAAAGTATGCACGTTCTTCTTCAATAAACTTGCCAATATCAAACACAACTACCTGTGTGGAATCTGCTCCATTATATGACTCAGCCACGTATGCCGCCTCCATGGAACCGTAAATATTTCCTGAACGAACAGAGCCCAAATCAATGACACCCTTCGTGGCGAGGTATCTGAACAAACGATCCTGCGTGTCGTAAACATCCTCTGACAACGAACCCTTCGCAATGGTTAGAACTTTCTTTGCCTCGGGCATGACAACAATGTCAACGTCCACATGATCCATAATCATAATGTTGCCATCAAGGGATTTTCTGGCTATCATCTCCATGGATGCTTGAGGTTTTTCCTCAACCGCTGCTGCTTCATCTTCCGGGAGTTCTGATCCTCCACCCACTTTCATGACAATAGACATTATTCACTTACCTCTCTTGCCAACTCTTGAATCTTTAAAATCTTTTTAATATCGCTCTCAGTCAACGGAGCTTGCTTGAAATTATCAAGCGTTTCTAAGACTCGCTTAGCATTAGACAGCATTCTCTGATCTTCTTTGATTTCCTTCATGTTGAAGGATTCCTCAACGACCCTCTTTAGGCGACCAATCTCCTCGTTGAGATAGGTCTTTAGACCCACGCCGTTATCCGAAAAAGAGTAAATGAACCTGTTTAAAAGTTCACTCTGTTCCTCGTGCAGCTTACCAGAGTATTCTTTATTAAATCTTTTCGTAAAAGATTTGTATGTAAGATTTGAAATATGTTCAATACCTTGCGGTTCTTCCGGAAGGCTTGTCATAATCTCCACTTGCTTTTGCTCCATTAGAACACGAGTCGCCAACGGTCCTTTCTCATTAAAAATCTGAGAAAGCGTTGCTAGATCTTTATAGTTTGGCACGAAGTTTGCATAAACTTCAGTTCCAAGCTCAGATGAAATGTCGGCAATGGCTTCTGACTGGCTATCAAAAATACTTCTAGTTGGAATCAGTGCATAGGCTCTTTTCGCCTCGCTCAACATTCTCTCTGCTGCTTCAGCACTGACACCTCTTGTTTCCGAAAGCGCACGGTAAACATCCAACTCCTTATGAAGTGGTGTTCCTTTTGAAAAGTGTCGCTTGATCACTCCAACGACCTTATCTTTTCTTTCTTCGTCTTTCTGAAGGGAAGCCTTTGTTAATTCCTTAACAAGAACTTCAAACAAGAATGCGGTGTTGCGCTTCTTATTATGTCTGAATTTATTTTTTCTCGGACGCATTTTCCGTTCTCCCCAATTGTTTAATTAAACGCCCAATTTCAACACTATTGTTTAAAATTGTTTGTTCTTCTTCATCATAATTAGTAACGTCAAGAGATTCGGCAAGGGGTGATTTAACTAAACTCATTAAATCGGACATTCCCTTGTGTGTATTTCGTCTCGTATTTCTCCCCGTCTCTCGTGACCACGACCCTTTTGTACTTCTCTTTGCAGCACCTGCGGATCTCCGGTCGCCACCATTTTGAGGCTTACCGTTAACTGTTTTCGGCGTATACATTTTCCCCTTAGATGCGGGGGTCGTAGTCTGAGTGTCTGAACTTCTTCTAGCTGGGGCTGCTAAGAGTGCGCTATCGTCACCTTCGTCACCGCCGCCATCGTCGCCGCCCATGTCGTCTCCACCCATGTCGTCTCCACCCATGTCATCACCGCCGTCGTCTCCACCAAAGTCTGCACCACCGCCGCCATCACTGCCTTCGGATGCTGCACCCTCTGCTGCTGCCTCAAGCTGGGCATCAAAGATTTTATCAAAGAACATTTCTCGCTGATTCTGCTGGAACTGTTCGTCCGACAGTTGGAATACGTTCTTGGCAATCCAACGTCGTGAAAAGAAGCCTTCAGTCGCAGCAGAAGCAACATCAAACTTTGTATTCCAGTGTTCAAGCTCTTGTAACTCTGCAATCTTAGATGGGTTGTTCAGAGAAAGTTTAAATCCAATAAGATCTTGCTTTCTGAATCCAAGTGTGTAAAGGTGAATAATGCCAACCTTCTCAAGCTCAGAGACAATCACACGCTGTAGTCGCTGAATAGTTCTAGCGAAGCGAATGTCCTTCTGAGCCAAAGTAGCCTTGTCTTCGTCGGAACCTTCCGCACGAGAAAGGTAAGAAGCTGGAATCTTTAAAGCAGAGAACAGCTTGTCTCTTAAATACTTTACATCATCAATGTCGCCAGTGTAGGTTCCACCCGGCAAACTCTCAACTCTGGTGTTGTTGTTTGCACGAACAGGAATGAAGTAGTCTTCATCAATGCTCATCGGATTGTATCTCAAATCAACACGACCAGTACGAGAATCTACAATCTGATTTCTTTTCATCGTTGTCTTTACTCTCTCCATGTACTGTTCTACGTCTTGGGGAGAAATATTACCAATGTCAATGTAGAACACTCGCCGTTCCGGTGAGCGGACGATTCGGTACGCCATCATGGCATCTTCTAGCAGTGTAAGCTGTCGCCAAATACGTCGGGCTGGTTCCAACACCGAAGTACCATAGGGTGCATACCTGTCATTGCCCAAAACTCTGAAGTGTGCAATCTGCCAATTTTCAAAAGTCATGTTTGCAGAGTTCCACTGATACTGGACATAGTTGGGGTTGGTCTTGTCTTCACCCTCAAGTCTCTCAATTTCGTTTGGTGGCAATCCCATTGTGTTGGTTACACCGTTGTTCTCGTCAATGTCCAGATAAAGGAAAAAATCTCCATATTTACACATCGTCCTTGACCAACCGAAAAGGTTGTGCTCTACGTTTAGGATATTGTGATACAGAGACTGTAGAATATCTTTAATTTCTTGATTCTGGCAATCAATTGTGAGCAGTGGGGTTAATTTTGTGGAAGTCGTGATCTCATCTGCGTAAATGTCCAGACCAGATGCAATCTCTGGCATGTATTCCATCTGTTCAAAGTCCATGTATCGGATTGCTCGGTCTTGCTGAAGCATTTGAGACGTTGCAAGTCCCTCAAAGCCACCGGCATAGTCTGACTTCTTGAACTGCTGACCTGAAGCCGAAGAAAATTTTGAAGAATAGCTATCTAGTTGTCTTTTTCTAAACCTTCTCTGTGTCTGCTTTCTATAATTTACGATTGGACCTGAAAAGAGTCGTGTCAACTGTTTGAACAGCAGCGAATCTTGGTTCCTTACATTATTTTCTCTTTTTGCCATCTTTGTTACCCCTTAGTGATCCACATGTGCGGCTCTAGCTCTTTTATTCTTTCTTTGAATTCGTTTTGTTTGGAATAGCCAGACTGACCGGCTATTGCAGTGTGAAAAGTTGAAGATGACTTGCTCATCCCGCTCAACAATGCCTTTCTATACTCCATCTCTCGCTTGTCTCCAACCAAAGCAGTGTCTCTTACCCAACAGGCAATCGCCATTGCCATAATAAGGTCGTCGTTGTACCCTCTCATGGCTTCAGGTTTGCCGTTATTCCAGACAAAGGTCTTAATTTCACCCAAAAGACGACTGGAAGATACATTAATTAGATTATTTCTTATAAATTCCTCCAATTTCGCAATAATTAAGGGTCTTGTCTTCATAGATGTTGTAAATCCGGGCACAGAATTGCTCCTTTGTTCTGCCACATACTGCTCAACGTACTCGTGCGTTGATTTGATAGAGTAATATAAATTATTATACTCCATATCTATTAGTTTTGTTAAGACAGAATATCCAACATTGTTATTTTCTACAACCAACATGCAGTTTCCGTAAGAACTGGCTGCGTCATAGAGCATCTGAGCAAAAAAATCAAGCTCTGGCTTACCTTGATACTCTGCAACCTGCCTCATGTTCGTAACGTCTACAACATGAAAGACAGAATAATCTTTTCCGTCGCCTCGGGCAACGTCTGCGGTGAGAATGTAAGAGTTTTCGGGCTGAAACTTCTCCCAAATATATAAGTTTCTGTCAAAACCTGTTTTATACTTTGGCTCAGAAATTTTACCCAACATTCCCTCAATATCTTCTGGGTGGATTACTGTCTCACCCGACATATTAAAGTTACACTCAAGCTCCTGTGCGATTTCTCGGCGAGACATGTTTCTGGTTTCTTTAGCGAACCACTCGGCATCACGATCTGGGTGTACGTCCCACGGCAACATGGTGGGGAAAAAGTCGTTTTGTTCTTCGTCAGCAGCAACATAGGTTTTGTGGAACCAGTTACCAACACCGTTTGGCGTTGACAGGGCAATACAGCTACCACCGGTTGATAGTGTAGGGTAAAGACCCATCCACAATTCTTCCAAGCCTTCAATGTGTGCAGCCTCATCAAGCACCAAAAGAGACAGAGCCTCAGAACGACCAGCATCGCCGGATGTTGAAGATGCTTTGATTTGTGAGCCGTTAGAAAGCTCAAAAGATGTTCTGTTGTCCACGGAGATAGAAGCAATACGCAACCATTCTGGCACATGCCTCATGATGTTCTTAACTTTCTTGACAAGGTTAGATGCAGTTCCAAACTTTGTAGCCATGACGAGAACATTCTTGTCTCTATGAAACATCATAAGCCAGACAACATAGCCCGCTGAGATGGTGGAAATACCAAGCTGTCTGGCTTTTAAGATAATATTAAAACGATGATCTCTGAACGAATGCAGGAGGTCGTCTTGGAAGTCAAAAGTTTTAAATGAAATTAGACCGTGTTGTGGGTGAGAAATTTTTGCATAATTGTTCAGAAAGTAAACTGGATCTTTACCGCAACGAACAATTTCCTTTACTATTTCCTCTTTTGATAGCTGATACCCCATTCATCACACTCTTACTCTTACATCTCGCCTACGGCGAACTGACCGATGATGGTCTCGTTACCTTCTAACTCTACATTGTTGACACTGGCTACTGCAATCTGAGCGTACTTAACCTTTGTCATGATGTATCTGTACCCTCTCTGAACCTTGTAACCTGCTTGCTCAATCGCATCTCCAATCTCTTGGATACCGCCGCCTGCTTGGACGACCGGCTCCACGATCTTGGCAATCTCTGCTTGCTCATCTGGGTACATCACTGGTTGTCCCTCTTTGATGCTTACACGCTGCATGTCATCTGCACCGAGCTTAGCAGCGAGACCACCGAGAAAGTTTGCAACCTCAGTCTTGCTGATGTGAATAAGCATCTCCTCAACAGAATCTTCAACGTGCTTCTTCTCAATAGCCACCTGTTCGTGTTCTTCTTGCCCGTCATCGTCAAAAGGCATACCCGAAAATTCATTCTCGTTAGTTTTCTTTGATTTAGCTGCCTTATCCCAAGACTTCTCGTCTGGATAATCTTCGTCACCGGGCTTAGCTGGCTTTTCTCCACGGGCACGCTTCTTGTGAATGTTGGCATACAACCCGTCCTTCTCTTTTAGTCGGGCATATTCTTCCATGATGATCTTTTTTAATTCTTTGGTTGAAATCTTCATTGCTATAGTTCTCCTTGATCCATCTGCACGGTATTGGAAGGCACATCAAGAGAGTCGTGCAAGCTCTCGTACAAATCATGAAGCACCTTCAGTGCCATATCAAGATTTTTGGCAACATCAGGTTGGTGCTCAAAGTCAATCTCATGATTGGACATTTCCACCAACTTAATTGCATTCTCAAGTTTTCTAATATTTCTTGAGGCTTTATTCTCTGGGAGTCTTTGTTTAAAGTTGTGAACTTCTTCTTGAATGATCTCCTTTAGTCTTGTTCTGGTGATTCTCATTTTAAGTTCCCCTCCGGGGCTGTCTTGTCTGCCGCTGTGCGAGAGTCTGACTGATTCTTTTTAGCACCAGCACCAACCTCGTCGCCGTCACGCAACCAGTCCTTAAATTTCTTTTCTAAACTGTCTTTGCTTTCAGCAGTTACAGGATCCATACTTTCATAACTCTCAACCTTAAATACCTGCTTTGCACACATCCAAGAACGGACTCGGCTCATTCCCTGAATGTGAATGTCTGTTTCGCCGTCCTGTTTCAAGGAAAGACTTTCACCAACGGATTTTCGGTATTCCTTTTTGATGTGCTTTAGAATGTCTGCCATCGTAGACTCCACGTCATTCTCAAAACTCTTGGCGTGAACCTCCTTCATGGTGATTTCACTATTATAATACAAGCACAACTTATCTGCCTGTAAACGAATAGAGAACCCGTCCATCACACGTTTGTCGGTAATCGGAACCTCTTGTTCTCTTTTCAAGCCGATGAGAACCGGCTCTCCATTTTCGTCAAGCGCACCGTCGTGAATGTTGGATACAGCCTGAGAAATGCCTCTAACAATTTCTAAAACACTAGCCATTTTTTATTCCTCTTTGCAAGCCGAACGAGGTCGGTCTTTTAGTTCCTGTACTTCTGAGCGGACTTCGCCGAGCTTAGCTCTCACATCCTGACAAGTCTTTCTAAGTCTAACACCCGCAGACTTGTTACACTTGTGCTGACATTTGTGAGCATCCTTTCTGGCTTCTTCCAGCATCGCAATCGCTTCTTCTAAGAGAGCGCATAAATCATTTTCACATCCCATTTTATTTACCTCTTACCTTATTAGTTTGTTTTTGTGTTGGTGTGCCAAGTTTTCTCAGCACCTCATACAAGAGGCGTTCACTGAGAGCAACCTTTTCCATATACTCCATGGACTTCTTGAGATTCTTGTCCGTGGTATTATTCTGGATGGCATCCCATTTTTCGTTCGTAGCGTCAATCAAGTCAAGGACAGCAGCTTTGATTTTTTCATCGCTTTCTTCTCCGCTGTCTTC